TATGAAGATTTTAAACAACTATTAAATAAATAATTATGGCAAAGATACCTTACTTAACCCCAAATAATATACAGTTTCAACAAATAATACCTGTTCAAGAAACAAGAACAACTATAATAAATGGAGAGCCAGTAGATTTACCTTATACTAATTTTAATCAAACTGAAGATTTTTATTGTGATAGAAATCAGATAATTGCTGTTGGAAAACTTTTTGATCAAGATGGTAATTTAGCAGGATGTCAAGTATACATAAGAGGTATAATGGCACCAATATTTGTTTCAAATTCATATTCTTCAATTAAAAATATTATGGATAATATTACTTGTGCAACTTTATGTGATGATTTAACATGATAGTAAGATTATTTGACATACAGAATGATAAAGTAGTTTTAACAGAACACTGCTATACACTACCTTTTCTAAAAAAGATAAAGGAGGAGTATCCGGATACACATATGAAAGTATATCAATATTTGTTTTATATGACGTGTCCTAACCCAGATATGAATCCTTTTTTTAATTTACCAGAACATCAGAAAGAAGATATTATAATTGATGAAATAAAATTAGAAGAATCTCTTGAAGATCCTGCAATTAGATATGCAAAGGACATGTGTGAGAAACTATATCAAACTCCAACGTATAGAGCTTATGTAGGTATTAAATCTATGTTAGATAGACTTGCTAAGTATATGGAGACTACACAAATTGAGCATGGTAGAGATGGTAATATTAATGCACTAGTAAATGCAGCTGCTAAGTTTGAACAAATTAGACAGTCTTACAAAGGTGCATTTAGTGATATGAAAGATGAACAGCAAAGTTCTGTACGTGGGGGTGCAGGACTTGCATATGACCAGATGTAGTGTGCAAACCTATTATAAAGTGCAGTAGATGTGATCAGGTTTTTTGTTCAGGACTTGATTACAGATGGCACTTTGATAAGCACATTGAAGAATGGTATAATAGTAAAAATAAACAAGAATATATTAAAAAAACCACACAATGAAAAAACAAATAATTATTCCAGTAGGTAAAAGATTACTTATCAAAAGACACACTGCAGAAAGTAAAACAGCAGGTGGTATTATAATTCCAGAAGTTGCACAAAAAAAAGAATACAAGGGCACAGTAGTTGGTATTGGGGCTGAGGTAGAGGAGATAAGTATTGGTGATGTTGTACAATATGCAGAGCATGCTATGCCTACACCTATGAAGCATGAAGGTGAGGAGCATTTACTTCTTCAAGCAGGAGATGTATTTGCAATCATAAGATATGAGTAGAGTAATACCTACATATGAAAATGGAAAATGGACTGAAACTACATTTGAATCAGATCTAGAATTTAGAGAATACTTAGAAAGTATTTTCAAAGAACCTGGTAAATATGATTTTACCACTATGGCATTATTATTTAATAATGAAGCAAAAGTTTTTAATACTCAAGGATTTTATTGTAACAAACCATTTAGATCTAAAGACTTTGTTAATTATTGGGAAGATCAAAAGAATAAATGTAGAACAGGTGTTATCTATAAAGATGGAGATAAAGAGTGGTATCTAACTAGAGACTATTATATGTGGCTTAACTTCCTGCCTATTTTTGATAAGGAAGAAAAGAAGTATGGTTTTGCAAAGGTTAGAGATGCACAATATCACATGGCTTTATATGAGATTATAGCTGAACTTAATAATCAACATTCTGCTATACTAAAGAAAAGACAGATAGCATCTTCTTACTTTCATATGGCTAAAATCATAAATCAGTATTGGTTTGAAGAAGGTTCTATATGTAAGATAGGTGCATCACTAAAAGATTATATCAATGATAAAGGTTCATGGAAGTTCTTAGAAGAGTATAAGACTTTCTTAAATGAACATACTGCTTGGTACAGGCCAAGTAATCCAGAGAAAGTATTATTATGGCAACAACAAATTGAAGTAAAAGTAAATAACAGAAAAACTTCAAGAGGTCTTAAGTCTAAAATACAAGGTGCATCTTTTGAAAAGAATGCAACAACAGGTGTTGGTGGTCCATGTACTTACTTCTTTCATGAAGAGGCTGGTATTGCACCTAAGATGATGGAAACTTATGAATATCTTAGACCAGCAATGTCTTCTGGTATGGTAACTACTGGTATGTTTATAGCAGCAGGATCTGTTGGTGATCTTGAGCAATGTAATCCACTAAAAGATATGATTCTTAATCCTACAGCAAATGATATATATGCTGTAGAAACTGATCTAATGGACGCTGATGGGACTATTGGTATGGCAGGACTATTTATTCCTGAACAGTGGTCTATGCCACCTTATATTGATAGATACGGCAACTCTCAGATAGAAGAAGCAATACATGCTATCAAGTTAGAAAGAGAAAGATGGAAGACTGAGTTAAATGCAGAACAATTTCAACTTAGAATATCTCAGAAGCCATTAAATATTGCAGAAGCATTTGCATATAGAAAAGAGTCTATATTCCCACAGGGTATACTTACTAAACAACAAAAGAAAATAGAAGAGAAAGAATACCCATATGAGTTAATTGATTTAGAAAGAGATGAGAAAGGTATAGTTGCAAACCGTACAAATAAACTTCCTATATCTAAGTTTCCTGTAGATAAAAAAATGCAAGATAAAAGTGGATCTATTGTTGTATGGGAAAGACCAGTTAAAAATCCACAGTTTGGTGCATACTATGCATCTATTGACCCTGTATCAGAAGGTAAAACAACTACATCAGATTCTTTGTGTAGTATTTTTGTAATGAAGAATGCAACAGAAGTAATAAGAACTAATGAATTTGGTGATACAGAAACTTTTATAGAGAAAGATAAAATTGTTGCATCATGGTGTGGTAGGTATGATGATATAAATAAAACCCATGAAAGATTAGAAATGATTATTGAATGGTACAATGCATGGACTATTGTTGAGAATAACATTTCTTTATTTATACAGCATATGATTGCTAGAAAGAAACAAAGATATCTAGTACCTAAACAACAAATATTATTTTTAAAAGATCTTGGCTCAAACAGAACTGTATATCAAGAGTATGGTTGGAAGAATACAGGTAACTTATTTAAAAGCCATTTGATATCATATGGTATTGAATTTTTAAGAGAAGTCATAGATGAAGAATTAGATGTTGAAGGTAATGTTATGTCTCAAACTTTAGGTATTGAACGTATACCAGATCCAATGCTTATAAAAGAAATGCTTGCCTATTATCCAGGATTAAACGTAGATAGAATGGTAGCATTCTGTGCATTAGTGGCTTTTGCAAAGATTCAACAATCAAATAGAGGTTATACTAAAAGGCGTGAAACAGAAGACAATTCTTTGGTTAATTCAGAAAAAATTGGTAAATTAAAGTATAGTCCGTTTAAAAATCTTGGACGGAGAAATGGTTATAACAGAACAAGAATTAAGAGATCTGGTTTCAAAAATATTAGATAGATGAGAGTATTAAATGCAATGCAACTTAAAAATGGTGCTAAGGCAGAAGAAGGACCAACTTTTTCTAGTCTTACCCAACCAGTACAATTCTTACCATATTCTAAAAAGACAGATGATTGGGCAGCTTGGAACCTTGATTGGTTAGAGTTACAAGGAATAGAGTTCTTACGCATCAATGCAAGAAGACTTCTTAAGAACTATAAATTAGCAAAAGGTATTATAGATAAAACTGATTATATAGTTGAGCCTGATAATGAATACAAAGATTTAATGGACACCTTAACTCAAGAGAATGATTCAGCACTTGAGTTAAAATTTTATCCTATTGTTCCAAATGTTATAAATGTACTTACTGGTGAATTTGCTAAAAGATATTCCAAAGTACAGTTTAGAGCTATAGATGATATCTCATATAATGAGATGTTAGAACAAAAAAGATTTCAAATAGAAGAAGCTTTATTGGCTGATGCTGAAGCACAGATGGTACGTAAGATGATTGAGATGGGAATGGATCCTGCCTCAGAAGAAGCAAAGCAACAATTAGCACCAGAGAGTTTAAAGTCTTTACCTGAAATAGAAGATTTCTTTAGTAAGTCTTATAGAAGTATGGTTGAAGAATGGGCTTCTCATCAACTTGCAGTAGATGAAGAAAGATTCAAAATGCAAGAACTTGAAGAAAGAGGGTTCAGAGATATGCTTATTGCAGATAGAGAATTCTGGCATTTCCGTATGTTAGAAGATGACTATGATGTAGAGCTGTGGAATCCTGTATTAACTTTCTATCAAAAGTCTCCAGATCAAAGATACATTGCTGATTCTAATTATGTAGGTAAAGTAGATTTGATGACTGTATCTGATGTAGTAGATAGATACGGTTACTTAATGAATGAGAAACAATTAAAGTCTTTACAAAAAATATATCCTGCAAGATCAGCACAATATCAAGTTAATGGATATCAGAATGACGGTGCATACTATGATGCAGAAAGATCACATGAGTGGAATACTCAAATGCCAGGTTTACCATACAGACAGTTTACAAGTAACTACTGGGATGATCCAGCAAGAGGTGGTGATATACTAAGTCAGATTCTTGATGAAGGTGAAGATATTCAAATGTGGGGTGAAGGAAACTTGATGAGAGTTTCAACAATATATTGGAAGACACAAAGAAGAGTTGGTCATTTAACTAAAATAGAAGATGATGGTGAAATTACACAAGAGATTGTTGATGAAACTTTCAAGATAACTAAAAAGCCCGTATATGATACTTCTATATTTAAAAACAAATCAAAAGAAAACTTATTAGCAGGAGAGCATATAGATTGGATATGGATTAATGAAGTTTGGGGTGGAGTTAAGATTGGTCCAAATTTACCTGCAATGTGGAGATCTACTATGGGTGATAATATTAATCCTATTTATTTAGGTATTGATAGAACTAAACCAGGCAGATTACCATTTCAATTTAAAGGTAATAATTCATTGTATGGATGTAAGTTACCTGTTGAGGGAAGAGTATTCTCAGATAGAAATACAAGATCTACTTCTTTAGTAGACTTGATGAAAGCATATCAAGTTGGATATAATATGGTTAATAACCAGATTGCTGACATTCTAATAGATGAATTAGGCACTGTGATTATGTTTGATCAAAATGCTTTACCACGTCACTCTATGGGTGAGGACTGGGGTAAGAATAATTATGCAAAAGCATATGTAGCAATGAAGGATTTCCAGATGCTACCTCTTGATACATCAATTACAAATACTGAGAATGCAACTAACTTCAATCATTATCAAACTCTTAATATGGAGCAGACTAATAGATTGATGTCTAGAATCCAACTTGCAAATTATTTTAAACAACAATGTTTTGATGCAATTGGTATAAACCCACAACGTTTAGGTGGAGCTGTATCAGCACAAACTGCTACAGGTGTAGTACAAGCAATGCAGCAATCATATGCACAAACAGAAATGTACTTTGTACAGCATTCAGATCATTTAATGCCAAGAGTACATCAAATGAGAACTGATTTAGCACAACATTATTATAGTACTAATCCAAGTGTAAGACTATCTTATATATCTACAGAAGCTGAGAAAGTAAACTTTACTATAAATGGTACAGATCTACTACTTAGAGATTTTAATGTATTTGCTACTACTAAAACAAATCACAGAGCTATACTTGAAAACCTTAAACAATTAGCACTTACTAATAATACAAGTGGTGCAAGTATATATGAGCTTGGTAATATTGTTAAGGCTGACTCAATTGCTGAAGTTTCTGATATATTAAAAGACTCTGAAATGAGAATACAGAAACAAAGACAGCAAGATATGCAACAGCAACGTGAGATGCAAGAGCAACAACTACAGGCAAAAGCTCAAGAAGAGCAACAAAAGCTACAAGTTGAGATGTCAGAAAATGAAAAAGATAGAAAAAATGATGTGCTTTTAGCTGAGATTAGATCAGCTGGTTATGGTTCTATGGTTGATATAAACCAAAACCAAATGTCTGATTATCAAGATGCTATGAAAGATATTAGAGATACTACACAATATCAAGAGAAAATGAACTTAGAGCGTCAGAAAAATGCTACTAAAGCTTCAATGGAAAATAGCAGGCTAGCTGTAGAAAAAGAAAAGATAGCTGCACAAAAACAAATAGCTGATACCAAACTTCAAATAGCTAAAGAGAACAAAAATAAGTATGATTCTCCTAAATCTGAAGATAAAAAATAAACGTTAGCTATATACTGCATTTTATTTTCATAATATTCCAAATATTATAAGTTTAGAATGAAAAAAGTTTCTTATATTATATATGTAAGAAGTATAAATCTTTAAAACCAACAATTATGAGTAATACAGAAACAAATACTGTGAACAGTAACGTAGAACAAGTAGATATCAATTTGGATGAGATTTTTAACGCTGCACCAAGTGGTGCTGACATCATCCAACAAGATTCTAAAAAGCCAACAAACATTTTCTCTGGCACTGGAAAAAAGTCAGATATGGCCTTTTTAGATCCTGATGCAAATGATGCTGATGATTTGAATGCTAAGACGGAAGATAAAGCTGAGGAGAAAGCTGAAGAACCTAAAGAAGAGGTAAAAGAAGAAGAAGTCAAAGCAGAAGAAGGCAAGGAGACTAAGAAAGAAGAAAATGTTGAAGAAATTTTAAACTCTCTTGATGAAGTTGAAGAAACTGAAGAAGAGCCAAAGGCAAAGAGAGGTAGAAAAACTATATCAGGTATATCTGATGTTTTTGGTAAATTAATAAAGGATGATAAAATAGTTCCTTTTGATGATGACAAACCATTAGAAGAATATACCGCAAAGGATTGGGAAGAGTTAATTGAAGCTAATTTAGAAGAAAAAGCAAATCAAGTAAGACAAGAAACTCCAAAGCAGTTCTTTCAAAGTTTACCACAAGAATTACAAATTGCTGCAAGATATGTAGCAGATGGTGGTAAAGACTTAAAAGGATTATTTTCAACTCTTGCCCAAGTTGAAGAAACAAGAGATCTAGATGTAAAGAAAGCATCTGATCAAGAAAAAATTATTACTGAATATCTTAGTGCTACTGGATATGGTACTACTGAAGAGATTCAAGAAGAAATTGAAATATGGAAAGATTTAGGTAAGTTAGAACAACAAGCTAACAAGTTTAAGCCTAAACTGGACAAGATGCAAGAAAAGGTTGTTGCACAAAAGATTCAAGAGCAAGAGCTTAAGAAGAAACAACAAGAACAAGCATCTAAAGCATATATGAAGAATGTATATGATACTTTGAAAGATGGTAAATTAGGTGACATTAAAGTTGATAGAAAGACTCAAGCAATGTTATATCACGGGTTGGTACAACCTAATTATCCTTCAGTAAGTGGAAAGAACACTAATTTATTAGGACACTTACTAGAAAAGTATCAGTTTGTTGAGCCAAACTACTCTTTAATATCTGAGGCACTGTGGTTGTTACAGGATCCAGAAGGATACAAAGCAAAGATTATGGATAAAGGAGCTCAGAAAAGTGTAGAGAAAACGGTCAGAAAGTTGAAGACTGAACAATCAAATGCAGGTGGTACATCATTAGGTGTACAACAAGCAAATGAAGAAAGTAAAAGAACATCTTCAAAAAGAAAGATCAAAAGGCCAACAAATATTTTTAAACGAATTTAATTACAACAATTAAATATATAAACTGAAATTAATTATTAACAATCAAAAACAATCAAATTATGGCAACTCCAGTTTTAAATAATGGGATTTTCCTAAGAGATACAAGCTATAAAGCAAGTTCTCATGTTGATTCTTATCACCTTACCCAGATGCTTGGTAACCCTGAGCCTATGGATATGGGACCAATTGATTTATGGGCAATGACTCAAAAAGTTGAAATGCCTTTATATCAAATGGCTTCTTTTGGTGGAAAGAATACAATCTTGGTGGACAACGCTAGAGGTGAGTATAAATGGCAAACTCCTATTGCTCAAGACCTGCCTTATATTGTGGCTGACATTGAACCTGAGAACGCAAGCAAAGGTGTAGATGGCACTACATTTAAGATTAAGGTCAACAAGAGATCATTTGGTCATGGTGATATTATCACTTATGATAAGTATAATGGTCTTGAATTGTATATCACTGCAGATGATATTATCCCTGCAGGTGATGGGTTTGTCTATACTGTGCAGTTAGTTAACAATAACAATGCTGCTAGTTTAGATAATAAGTACCTAGCTAAAGGAACAAAATTCTTTAGAAAAGGTTCTGCTAGAGGTGAATATGGTGAGAGGTTTTCTGATATTGAAACAGGTTCTGGTTTCAGAGAGTTCTACAACTTTGTAGGAGGAGCTGAAGCACACGTACACTATTCTATTTCAAGCCGTGCTGATCTTATGATCAAAGGTGGTTTGAATGCTGATGGTACTGTACCTGTTACTGAAATCTGGAGAAACTTTGACAATGATCCTAACAATCCATCAGTACCTAGTATTGAAGGATTAGTAGCAACTATGGGTAAAGCTGGTGCAAGAGAAGCTATGGAAAATGGCACTCTTACACGTACTTTCATTACTAATATGGAAGCAGCACACCTTTCTAAAATTGCTACAGATATTGAAACTTACCTAATGTGGGGTAAAGGTGGTAGAATTAAGCAAGACGGACCAGATGATATCAGATTATCTGTTGGTTTATGGTCACAGTTGGATAACTCTTTCAAGAGAGTATACAACAAGTCTTCTTTCACTCTTGATATGTTCAAGTCTGAGCTCTACAACTTCTACCAAGGTAAAGTTGAATTTAAAGGACCAGACCCACAAAGATCACTTGTTGTTCAAACAGGTATTGGTGGTATGCAACTTATCAACAAAGCAATTGCTGATGAAGTGTATGGTTCTGGTTTAGTTCAAAATGCATCTCAAATTGGAGCTGTAAGTGGACAAGGTATGGATTTAGATTATGGTTTTGCTTACACAAGCTTTACTATTCCTTTCTTAGCTAACGTTAAGTTTGTATTGAATCCTGCATTTGACAACTTAAACACTAATGATATTGAGAATCCATTAATTGATGGTAGACCTCTAAGTTCATTTAGCTTTATTATATTTGATGTAACTGATGAAGGAAATGACAACATTCACTTGTTGAAACTTTCTTGGGATAATCAACTTAAGTGGTTCTACCAAAATGGTACTATGGACTACATGGGAAGAACTCAAGGATTTGCATCTACTGGTCAGTTCAATGGATATAGAGTATATATGACTCAGACCATGCCAGCTGTATGGGTTAAAGATCCGACTAAAGTTCTAAAAATTGTAATGAGAAACCCAGTTACGGGAGGATCATTCTAAGAATTGTAATCAAAGGGGAGGCGGGTAATACCTCCTCCCTTTTATTTTTAACCTTTAAAAAATAAATATCATGGGAGCACCAAAACAACTAGCTGTATTAAAATCTCAATTTGAGAGCCCAGCATATGAGGGGGTTTCAAGAGCAGAAACAGGTAATGCAAGATTACTACATGTAAATTTAGTTAGATCTTGGATACGTGATATTGCTGATTCTGATTCTTATGCTGACAATGCTGCTGCTAAGGCTGCAGGCTTAAAAAAGGGAGATATTTATCACACTGCTGGAATATTAAAAATTGTTATTGACTAACGTCAAATAACTTGAAGCAAGATTAACGTCTTGCTTTTAGAAATATTAATAATAATAGATTGTACAAGATTTTGTACTTTTGACTATGTATAACAATTATTAATTTTTAAAACCAATATTATGGAAGATTACACTATTGTTGAGAAATATCAACATAAAAAGAAAAGTAGCACAATAGCTATTAGACCTTATTTTAATCCTAGCAAGGAGAATATGGGGTTAGAACAATATGGCTTAGCTCTTCATGATGGCGTATGGCATCAAGAAAGTTTAGCTTGTTTAGAATTAAATGGGGTAAAGAGATATGTTACAGGGCTGAATGAATTTGCACCAGAAGTAAAAGCTTTACCTCCAAAAGAAAAGAAAGAAAAGATTGCTGAGATCAGAGCTGTAGTTGCTGATTTAGAAGCTTCACTTGCTGCAAATGTAGTAGATCCAAAAGATAAAGAGTTTTGGAATAAGCTTACAGTAATGAAGCCAGACAACTCTAAGTTCTGGGATAAGATTGAAATCAGATGTGGTAATGACCCTGTATTTTTAGATCCAGAAGTTGATCCATATGATAAAATTAAACTTTATGCAATCAAAGCAGGTGGGTTTTCTATAGTTGCAAAATCACTAAAGGAGGCAAAAGCTGCACAGAAAGAACCAAAGTTTTATCTAGATACAGTTGAAGAAACTTTAACTACTAGAACAGAGTACACTAAACTCAGAAACAGAGCTATCTCTAAGTTAACTGAGTTATATGATACTAACACTACTAAGCTACTTTATGTTGCAAAAGTATGTGATGCTGATAGTGTACAATATACAAAGAATACACCTAATGATGTATTATTTGAAAACATGGATGACTATGTGAATGGAAATGGTTCTGAGGGTAATAAGAAGAGAGCTGCATCACAATTCCTGGAAGTTGCAGGATTGGATATGGAGGAGTTGAAAATCAGAGCATTAATTAAAGATGGTCTTTATTATAGATTTATTGTTACTAAAGCTGGTGGTTGGATGGAACCAATTGACAGTGGAGTAAGAATGGGTAAAAGACCTAATGAGTGCTTAGATTTCCTTAGAGATCCAGAAAATGAAGAAACATTGTTGTCATTATTAGACAAAGTTGAACCATATTGGAACTCATAAAATATTAAATAATGGAAAATAGTACACTCTTTATAAAGCTTAAACAAAGGTTAAATAAGCTAGATAGTAATGATTATGATAACATTGAATGCTGGCAGTTTATAGAAGCTTTTAATAAGGCTCAGATAGAGTGGTGTAGGAGAAACCTGCACGGTGGAAATATGTATAAAGAAGGTGATGAGTTATCTAAGAAAAGAATAGATGATTTACAACCATTACTAATAGAGTTATCTCTTACAGGTAATGTTACTGACACATACTTTGAAGCAACTAACTTTCCAATTGATACATATTTAGAGTACAAAAGGGTTACAACTCAAGCAAAAGATGATTGTTGTACACCAAGATCTATGACAGTATATTTAGCTGAAGAAGCTAATGTTCCTCTTTTATTAAGGGATCCATTAAAGAATCCAAGTTTTGAATGGGGAGAAACATTCTGTACTATGATAGATAATAGAATAAGAATATACAGGGATAGCAGCTTTGACATTGTTAACCCTGTATTAACTTATTATAGAAAGCCTGTGCTTATTGAGGTAGTAGATTGTGTAAATCCATATACTGGTTTAGTAAGTACAGCTAATGTAAATTGTGAATTTAAAGATGACTTAGTTGAAGTTATCCTTGATGACACAGCTGCACTAATTGCAGGAGATATAGAAAATGTATATCAACAGCAAAGAGGCATGCAAGCAGCAGAAAGAAACAATTAAAAAAATTATGTGATATATGAAGAAATTTGTATATTATATATATAAGGTTTAAAACCCTTATCATTTATTTATTTATTTATTTATTAAAAACTAGAAATTATGGCTTATTTTAATCATTCGTTTATCAAGACGTTTATTGCAGATAGCACGTTATTAACTGCTAACACTGCAACAAGTGCTTTGACTGCCGGTCAGTTAGCTTTAGTAGATGGAGCAGATTGGAAATCCGTAGCATTACCTGGTGGAGCTGGTGTACCAGCTGTATCTGCAGGTGAACTTGCTTACATTGTCCAAGGATCCTTCTATTCTAAAGATACTATTGGAAACAATCCAGGACATGGTGGTTACAAAGAATCAGTAAAGTCAAAAGGAATTAATCCTAAGTACATTACTGAATTATGGAGAACTAACTGTCTTACTGCATCAAACGCAACAGCAAGCTTATCATTAGCTTCTGATTGTGCTCCTTGTGGTAAAACTCAATTTATGAGAATTGACGTTAAAGGATCTCCAGCATTAAGATTTTTAAATCACAATGCTTATGCAATTGCTGACTCAGCAAATGTATGTTGTATAGATGGTCAAGAGTATATTGACCCTGCTTTAGTATTAGCTAATATGGCTGATATGGCTTTAGCTGATCCTCTAATCAAACCTTTTGTTGCTGAACAAAAGCTTGCAGGTATATCTGGTGCTACGCTTTCTGCGGGTGGATCAGGTTACTCTGTTGCTTCAGGTGTAGCAACTACAGGTGGAAGTGGATCTGGTGCAAAAGTGAACATTGACACCGTTGCTGGTGGTGCTGTTGCTACATTCTCTATTGCAGATGTAGGATCAGGCTACGCTGCTGCTGATGTAATAACTATTTCAGGTGGTGGAGCAGACGCTACATTTATTGTTGACTCTGTTAAAGATGGTGGATTAGTTGTATCTAAAACTGATGCAGCTGGTGAAGTTGTACAAGAAATCTACACTATTGCAGAAGGTAAAGATGGTACTTATGTAGCTTCTACTGATCCTCACGGTGCAGTAAAAGTTTCTGCTAAAGTAAACTTTGTAGGTGCATATGTAGACACTGTATTTGGCAACTGTTCTTTTGATACTAGAGATCACTTTAATGCTGAGCCTGTTGAGATTATTGTTTCTCAATTAGATGAAACTGGTAACCCATGTAATGACTGTGGTGTTGCTTCAGCTACTCCAGGATCAATGCAACAAACTCAAGGTGAGCAAGTAATTAGAGATCTAATTTTGTCAGAGAGATACAGACAAAGCCCTTACAATCAAGGTAATGCTAGTAGTGCAAGAATCAGAGAAATTGAAATGTCTGATGAATTGTTAGCTGCTGTAGATAGAAGTGCTACTTATAGAGCATATTATAT